AAAGCCGATCGAGTAACCAATTACCATAAACATAAAGCCCATACCGCAGGCTGCCAAACCGATCAATATATCTAAACTATTCATTACTTAGCCCTTTGTTAAGGCCGATTAAGCTACTAACCGAGTAGCCCTCTCAGCGTTTGTAGTATCAGTATGAGGGCAAAAAGTCAGAATTAAAAGCCTATATGCTTTTGGCGTGTCGCTATTTAGCGAGTCTGTCCTCTAGCAAGATCTCGTAGATACGGTCTACGCGCTGCTCAATACGCTCAACGCGCCCGGCTAGGTTATGGCCGCCGTTATTATCGTGCTTGAGCTCTGATAAATAATACTTAACTAGATGGCGGACGAGCCCAGCTCCTAGCCCCAAAATAGTAAAACTCCCGAGAGCTATACCAACTACGAGCTGAGCTCTTTCCATTACTTAGAGCCTACGCCTAGCTGCTTTTCGCTAGGTTGCAGCGCCTTAAGTAGTGGCCCGATTAGCCCGGCGATAAACGCGTTAGCCAATACTTTGTAATCGGTAATGCCGGACATATACAAAGCCGCTACGGATGCGAGGGATGCTCGCGCGTATGATTTTGCCGCCGCTATTGCTTGCTCTTTCATTTGTTGCTCCTTAGTGCCCTTAAGGATTTATGTAACTATAAACCTAAACTAGCGATTAAGGCTTTAGCCTTTGCCGCTGATACCTCTACCTCGAAGTGCATATCGTCCGGCCTGCTCTTAAAGTCGCCGCCCCATTTAAGGCCGTATTTTTTAGCAAGGGCTCTAAGCATTGGTATTTTTTCAGCCGGGAAAGTGCCGGCTTTACCGAGAGGGTGCCGAGTAGCGTTGAGATCGATAGCGGTCCCGGATGAGTGACACGAAAGGCGATCGGTAGATCCGCGGACCATACGAAAGGCGTAGCCCCAATCGTCAAACGTACCCTCGTCGATCGGCTCGATTAGCTCGTGAAACTCCGCAGCAAAGGCGGCCAAAAGAGGCCCAACACTTTCGGCGCACCTTAGCTTACGATCCGTACCCTTTACGGGGTAGGACTTTATTTTTATTTCGTCCGGATCTTTAGATGCCGGATAACCGTTATAGCTAGTTAGGCTCATTTGGGATAACCGCATCATCGGCGTTACCGCCTTGAGCCGGTAAATCTCTCAGAGCTTGACGATACGCGGCCCACGCGTTTTTATCTGTCGGTGTATCGGTGTGCATCGTCCAATCGGTGCGCGCTAACTCAGCATTACGCCATAATTTAATTTGCTCCCATTTTTGCTCATTTGTCGCATCGGGAAAACTTGCATTAAATAAAAATGTCATTTTACGCCGCCTCATAAGTAAATTGGAAATTAATTTTATCGTTTGTTGTCCACGTAAATGGAGTAGTGCTATCAACATTACCCAAAGTGCCGTACGTAGCAGAGGTTACAAGGCTTTTTAATGTAATATATGAATACGTGCCAAATTCTACGAGTGCAAAACCTGCAAAAAAAGCCGTGCCAGCATCAACAAAAGCACCGCTAAAAGTGGCGCCGTCATATTTAGAATTTACGGGTAAAGAAAAATTAGGCGTACCACTATATGAAGTTGTAGAGCCCCAAACTATATTGATATCAACGGTAACCGTTTTGCCATCTTGCGAATACCGATAATTAGCCGTACCGTTTCCAATAGAAAAATTACCAATAGTAGGTGTGTAGCTCTGCCACGTTCCACCGGTTGTTGGTGTCGCCCATTTAAGACCCGTAGCCGTAGTTGAGTCCGCCGTTAAAACGGTGTCATTAGCTCCGACAGCTAGACGTGCAAAAGTGTCGGCACCTGTCCCGGGTACTAGATCACCTTTAGCATCAATAGCCGTTGCCATTGAGTTAGTAACTGTTACGGTGCCCGACGTGCCACCGCCTGAGATACCTGTACCGGCGGTTACTCCGGTAATGTCACCGGCTGCATCTGTTACCCAAACAAAGTCCATATCGGTATTAGAGTTTTTGCTTAATACCTGTCCCGTAGTGCCGCCCTTAAGATCTAACAAACTCGCATCGATGGAGTCGCCTAAGGCTTCGATCGCCGTAGCTCCATCTTTTACTAAGTCGGTCGATGTAGGTACCGGCCAATTAAAATTAGGCGTTACTGTTGCCATTATGTCAAACCTCCAAAAGCATTTTCCCAGATGAGTGTAGCGTTTACACCCGTCCAAACTAGGTTAGCCGGGCTAACCGTGTCCCATTGTGGCGCCACTAATGAGAAATCTGTAGGGCTTAGCGTGAGCGTTATGTCCACAAATTGAGGCGTGGCCCGGATAGCAAAGCCCTCACAAAAGCCGTTAAACGATCCGTTAAACATATTGATCGGTAAATCGTTAATAACAATAGGCTCGCCAAAAAATACATCGATTAGCTTATTACGCTCGGCATCGGGTAGGTCGCCGCTATCTAATCTAAAGGTAATGGCCTGTAGCTGCTCTCGAGGGATAGCACGTAGCCCTAACTCACGATCCATTACATCGTTTACATCGCTTAGGTTATGCAGGTTACTATTTACGGCTCGCTGATAACGCCCGTAGTTAGCGATGGAGTCGGCATCGAGGGCCGTAGCTTGATTGGCGTAATTGTTGCCATAGTTAAATACAAGGGAGTTACGGATCTTGCCTATTTGTACAATCGATTTAACGCTTGATGGAGTAGCGTAGTTAGCCGATAAAGTCGTATAGCCGTTAGCGGATAGATAGGCCGTACGATGATCGGCATCGGCATAACATACGCGCCCGGCTTTATCCTCGTAAATTTGTCCTAGTGCGCTTTGTGCAATTTGAGCGCAGAGGTTATAACTATTAGCCGGATCGGCTGCTCTACTAATCATCTCGTATAGACCAGGCTGATCGATCTCGCCGAGTCCTACGTTTTCTGCATCGGCCCACGTAGTCGTAGGGTCATAGTTTGCCCATTGTAAAGCCGGTGCTACCTCAAACCATGAGTTAATAAGTAGCTCATTAAGTATGTCGTAGATCTGAGTGCCATCCTCGGTTTTAGCTAAGGCATCCGGGAAAAGGGCTTTAGTCAATTTTGCTAAGGATCCGACGGCCAAAATGCTACCGATAGTTATAAAGCCGACCTCCTCCGGAGATCGTACCGAGATGCCGAAATCTGATACCGCTCCGCCAAATACCGGGACGTATGTACCGGAGCTATTCTTTAGCTCTAGGGTTAATACATCGGTTACGTCGATATCAAAAGCCGTATTATTTACGTTTACGATCTCCATACGTGCGTAGCCGGCGTTGCATTGTAAATCGATATCATCGCGACCCGTTGCCATTGTCACGCTTAGGACATTTGTATAGACGGTAGTACCGACCGTTATACGCCACTCGGGTAACCATGTACTCATGCTACTAAGTAATCTCCGGAGCCTCGATTAACTGAGGTACCTCGGTAGCTTGATTGATTGAGTACATCCTCAACCGCTCGAGCGATAGCCTCGGGATCTCCTAGACCTGCCTCGATTTTAATATTATAAGTAGCCGGGTATCCGCCGCCGTAATTCATCGTAGGGCTATATCCGCCTAAATCGCTCTTTTGCGTATCGGTCAGAGTAGGGAATAGATCAAAAATATTTACATCTTTTTTAAGTCCCTTAGTAGCCTCGGCCATTTTACCGACGGTATCGACGACCGTAGTAGCCGGGATAAGTGAGCCCACGCCGCTAGAGGTAAGTCCTGCGGTGTTGCCCCCTGTACCGACTTTGCCGAGTAGTGCTATGTAATCTTGTAGTGCTTTGAGTCGCGCCTCGTCGGCCTTTTTTTGCGCCGCTGCCACACGGTCGATCATGCTTAACTCCTCAGACTCGCGGAGCTTTGTAAGCGTTAAACCTGCATTAGTAGTTTTGCTTAAAGATGCGAGTTTAGCGATCTCGGTTAGTTGGATCTGTACGCGCTCGCTATAACTTTCCTTAGCTGCTAACTCACCGGCTGCCGTTAAAGCTGCGTTATATTTACCAAAAGCGATCTGTCGAGCATTTTCTTTATCGGCTTCGGCCATCTTGCTATCGTTAATAGCTTTAAGCTCTGTTAGTAATTGAGTGTTAAGAGCTGAGAGAGTTGCCTCGCTGACCTGAGTAATACCGGCTAATTTGGCCATGTCTGCATTTTTTTGCAGGGCTGCGAGCTCGTTAATTTTCTTGAGGGCTAACTCGCCGTTATCCTCCTCAATAGCCTGTAGAGCTTGTAGTCGGAGGATTGTTTCTTTGTCATAGGTAGCACGTAAAGCCGCAGCGATTGAGATGCGGTTAGTATCAAATACGGCCGCAGCCTTTGATAACGAAAGTTTATTTTTCTCTAAGAGTGCTTGCTTTTTTAGTAGGGCTAGGCGCTCTTTTTCGCGTTTAGCCGCTTCGGCTGCCGCCTTAGCCGCTGCCGCTGCATCTGCTCTTTGTGTATCTTGGTTACTAGCTGATAAAGAGCGATTACCAAAACCTTTTACACCGCCGCTAAATACAATATCTAAAGCATCTTTAAGGCTATAACCATCCTTAGTTTTACCGCCAAAAAGGATGGAGATAAAGTCGCCCGTAGCTACGCTGAGTTTATTCATCTTGTCGATGAGCGGATCTAAATTGCCATCTGCCCCGGCTAAGCCCTCGAGGGCTCCGATCAAACCTCGACCGATCTCCTCGCTTGCATTTTCAGCCGCGATAGTTAATTTATTTAATTTACCTGTATAGGTATCGGCCGCTACCGCTGCCTGACCGCCAAAAATCTTAAGTAGTTTTTCTTGTATGTCTGCAAAATTAGCGGTTTTTATCTCCGCTTGAGTAAGACCAATATTAAGAGTACGTAGCCCTCGGTTATTACCTACATATGCCTGAGCTAATACTTGGCTAACGCTTGCTAGATCCTGACCGCTGCCGGCTGAGGTATCTAACGCTAAAGCTAAAATCTCTTGAGACTTAGCAATATCGCCGGTAGTCTGCAAAATCTTTTGTAGCGCAGGTTGGAGCTGATCTTTATTTACCCCTGTCGCCTGCTCAAGCACGTCTAGGTATTGTTTTACGTCTTGTGTAGCAAAACTTAAACCTAGATTTTTTAGGCTCTGAGTTAATTGCTTGACCTGAGCATCCTCGGCCGCAAAAGCCTTAACCGCATTTTTACCATATTGAGCTAAAGCCGCAGCACTAAAAGTAAGACCGAAAGCCTTAGCTAGATTTTTTACATTTTTCTCAAACCCTGCGATTTGTTTTTGGCCTTTAGTAAGGGCTTTACCGTCGAAAGTAGTAACGGCATTAACATATAAATCGGGTAACTTGGCCATTATGCAGCCTTGCCGTAACGGCCTTGATTAAAGGCGGCGATAGTATTTTGTATAGCCTTTACTACGGCCGCTTGTGCTTTACCCTGATCCTCGGCCCACGCTCTAAAAATCATACGGCCACGGCTTGCACCATCGCCATAAAGAGGGCCCATCCGGTTAATAAAGTTTGCACCGGCTCCGGGATTATTAGAGCGGCTCTTAGGATCTCCGCCCGGGTTTTTACGTCCAGCCGTTTCATAGATCGCGCCACTAGCTGAGGCGTTAGCTACGATGTATCGAGAGCTCCATCCGTTACGGTTTCTCTTACTTGGCGCTGCGGTGTAATAAATACCCTTACGAGCTACCTCGGCTTGATAAAGTGGAAAACGGCGTACACGTCCCTCGCTATTAAAGGTACGAAAGGCAGAATTACGGGCCGTTATCTTCCTT